ACGACCACCGATGATACCTTTTGTTATTGGATGTCTACTAGCATAATCTGACCTTTCGTCCAATTCAACTTCTTCTTTATTAAACGCCTTGTTTAATAATTTCAAGGTATCTTTCTTTACTTTTTTTGAAGTAATTGGTTTAACCATGTTTGCATCTTTATTTTTAATACCAAGAGGATAATCACCGTGGCGTTCCTGTGATTTTTGACTTTTATCCATTTCATCTAATTCAACTTCTTCTTCTTGACAAGAACCTTTTGAATATGGTTTTTTACCAGGAACTGGTTTGTATCCTGTCCAGCATCTACCTTTTTCTTCTAAGTATTCTTTAAATTCGTTAAAAGTTTTCATTTTTTCTCTCTAATCCAATTGTCTGGTATTTGACCATGTTTTTTCTTAAAATCATTATGCAACTCATTACCAGTAATTCCATGTTTCTTAGCAATGTTTTGCATCAATTCATCAATTGAATCATAACTATGGTCATCTAACTTCATTAAACCATGTTCCAATTCTTTGACGTAATCTTCTTTTAATTTCTTTTTCTTCTTATCTACTACAATACCGTTACGATTTTTATCACCGTAAGTTTCCATAGGTTCTTTATTACTAGCACCACCTAACGTACCACCAACACCACTTTCTGGACCGTTGATGAAACCTTGAAACTCTTTTAAATTCTTTTTAAATTTCTTAAAAGGCTTTTTCTCTAATGGTGCATCAGACGAATCATATGCACTCGATAAAGGATTTACTGACCCACCTGATGGTACCGCTGTGGTAGCTGGGTTAGCGTTACTATACATTTCACTTTCACTATATGTCTGGTTACCTAAACCAGCACCACCTGTTAATCCTGAACCATTTGTTCTTGTGTTCCACTCAGAACCTACACCATCAACTGATGGTTTTCTTATTTCTTTGCCTGAGGTGTCGCCTTTTTTGAGCCTTTTCTTTTTGTCGTTGTCTTGGCTGAAGTTGCTTTCTTTTGGCTCGGGCCTGACTTTAATTGTTGGCTGACTTCCTTCGAAACGAATATTTTCGGTGCTGTAGACTCCTGACCAGGCTCCTCCTGAGTGGCCTCGACCGTTAGGGTCTTTTCTTGGCTTTTGATTTCCGGAGATATGGTCGTCACCTTGTCTTGCTCTGGAGTCGGGAATGGTGTCGGTTGGGCCGGCTGCTCTGAGACCTGGCGTGGTTTTAATTTTAAGAAATCGATTAGTTTTTTTATCATCATGCTCTCCAAATAACCTATTTATTGTATAATTGATGTCAACTTTATGATTTTTCTTCATCCATTCAACAGCATCTTCATTGATAATTTTACTATCAAGGAATTGATTTGTGTTTTCATAAATTTCATGGATGTCAAATTCTTTATCACTTAAATCACCTGTGTTATCAAATACCATAAAGTTACTATACAGTTCTTGGTATTGTCTAGTAACTTCTTGTGCTTTTAACCATTTATCGTGACGGACAGATTCAGCCATCATTCTAGATAACATAGAATTTCTTTCTTTAGAAGCTTCGTCTGTGGTATTAACAAATATCATCATGGTTTCATAACCAAGTTCTTCTAATTCTTCTTTGATGTATGTAATCTTCTCATAGTCATCAGCAGGACCATTAATAATCAATGGACCACGATTACGTATTGACTCTCTACGGTAATCATTTGATTTTTCTGATAATTTTTGTTTATCAGCCAAATAATCTCTAGCTTGAATAAGATTGAGCTCGGTGATTGAACCAGAGGCAATTGCTTCACGGATGATAACATCTTTACCAGAATTTGGACCACCAGTAATAAAGATAGCCTTAAACATACCACGATTATGTGATTCGTTCAATCCCATACCTTTACGGACATCATGCATCAATTCTTTTGCATGTTCATCAGATACGTGGTGTGGTACACCTTGACGGAAAGATGAGAAATCTTTATTCTTCGCATGTTCTCTCATTTTTGTACCAGACATACCTTCAGCACCTTCGGCATCAGGATCACGGTGACCTGCAGAGTGAACTCTTATTTTTTTAAAATTATAGTGTCCGTGTTTACCTTTTACACCATTATATTTGTGTAATAAATGGTCCATTTCTTTAACACGGTCAGATCCAGCGACCACGTGAAGTTCGTCATGTCCCATTCCGTGTAATTTTGCAGCATGATGTAATATTGTTGGATGTTCACTAGATGAAGATTGAAAGTGAGTACCTGGTGAGTAACGTTTGAGGTGTTTAATTTTCTGTTCACCGGATAAAGGATTCTTCTTTGAATCTTGTGAATGTGAAACTACAACGGTGTGTTTAGCTCCAAGTTTTTCAGCTGTAGATTTTACTTTATCAATAAGTTTTAAATGACCAGTTGTTGGAGGATTCATGCGGCCAAAAGCCATTACTACCGGTTTGGCACTCTTTTCTGCTTCTTCAAGTAGTTCTAAAAAAGATTTCATTATTCTCCGTGAGCCTTACCGTCACCTTTAAAACTTGTCATTGGGTCACTAACTGAACTAGGTCTCATTCTGTGACTAGCAAATACTTTGCCTTTATGTTTAAAATGTACAGTAGTTCCTTCATGATGAACTTCAAGATTTGCATGGTCTTTTAGTTTATGTTCCCAATGTTCACTAGGATTTGTAATGTCGTGTTTTAGTGGACTTCCTTCTTTTTTACCGCCAACATATGTGGTATGTCTAATATGTTCATGACCATTATGTTGCATAGGAGTTTTATTTGCTTGTAATACATGAGTTTTAATATGATGAACTAAATCTTCTTTTGATTTTTTCTTTAATTCATTTGCTGTATGTTCTGCTATTTTTGTTGTTGTATGATAGTTAGCATGAGTAACATGAGCTTTCATTTCAGGATCTTTATTCATTAAAGCTTTACGCTCAGATTTATTTTTAGCTTTGAGTAATTCTGGATATTTGTGTAACAATTTTTTTCTATGTTCATCAACAATATGATGTGCTCCGTGAGTAGCTTCCATACCAGGATTTGATGCGGTAATATGTTTATTTGTGCTATCAGTAACTTTCAAACTAACACCGTGGAATTTTTTCTTGTTACCTTTATGTGAATGTACTACGATATCTGAAGCATCTTCTTTTTGTGATGCTTTGATACCAGTTGACCTTTGTGTATCACCTGGTTTTGAAGTCCAATGTACGTCATGTATTTTATGACCATTCTTTTCGATGTGTTTACGGATATGATTTGCGGCAGATTCAGCTTTATCATGTAATCTTTTATATTCATCAGGATGAAGTTGTGCTCTAATCTTGTCATGCACTTCTTTGGGACTATCACCTTGTTTATCAGCGTGGTGAATCATGTGTTTTTTACCACGTAAATGATAACCAACCAACAATTCATGTAAAACGCCTTTTGAGTTAGAAGTTATTTTTCCATCAGATTTTACATGCTCTTTAGCGGCAGTCGTATCCCTTTTTATGGATTCTTCTAAGCTATGATAATACTGATTTTCATCTTCAGGAAATTCGTCATCCTCATCATCTTCTGGTTCCATGTTGAGTTTATCCAAATATTCTTTTATCTTTTCTTCCTCAGTTTTTGCTGCCTCAGTTACAAGACCAGCTCTTCTTTTGTAGATTTCTAATTGAATTGACATTATTTTCTTACCTTTAATAAATTGGCACGAGCAAACTCGGCACGGTTGACTAATTTTGTTGGTTCGCCTGCGTGATTGACTACAAAACCTTCAGGACCAGTTCTTTTATTATCTATGTGATGTTCCAAACCACCTTCATGATGTTCTAAGTTCTTAACTAAAACATTTTTAGCTTGTTGTAAATGATGGTGCATTTTTAACAAATTGTCATAGTCTTTCTTGTGTGCATCTATGTGGTTTATATGCGCAGATAATTCAGTATTTTTACGACCTTGTGCTGCTGGAGTTTTTAACTTACTAGTTGTTTTTTTATACTTATCGGTAATATGAGCTTTTAAACCTTCAGCTGATGGTGTTTCATCCGTTCTAACTGTATGATTTATATAGGTTGCCAAATGGCCAGATTCTCCTTGATGGGGTTCTGTGGACTTATACATGGTTTTACCATGTTCTTTATGTATTTTTTCAGCCGCATCCATATGTTTATGAAATTCATTTTGGTCTTTTTCAGAGTAATGAATTTGCTTTGTGTCATGGTTAGGTGACTTTTGATAAACATCTGGATGTTGTTTGAAGTTATGTAAGTCTGGATGAGAGTCAGCCTTCATTGAAGAAATATCTTTACCATGGTATTGTGTGTGAGTTACTATACCAATTTTTGATTTTTTAACTTTATCTGCTTCATCACCACTTGCTGTATATTTAATTGTATTGGGTGTAAATGATACTTTACCATTCTTCTCATTTTTTAAATCAGTACCAGAGTGCATAATATCACCTTGATATACACCAGTTTTTGGTGCAACTTTTTTGAGGTGATTTAAAGCTGCATGGAGTTTTTCTACTAATCCTGGTGCATGACCGTGATTTTTTAGAATGTCTGCGTGTGTATAGTTGATTTTTGGATTTTTATTAAAAGCAGACTTGGATGCTACAAAGAATTTACCGTTTTCTGGATGGTGACCAAAAACCACAGAAGGAGAACCGTCATATTTCATAGTCAAAGCGGAACTATTACCACCAGACTTCATATGTTCGTGTGCTTGATTTAATGCACCTTTGGTATGTTCAAAACCTTTTTTACCGTGAAAGAGAGGTCTATCTTCAGCATGATGAATATGCTTAAGTTTTGAACCTTCTTCTTCGGCTTCTTCTTTTAAGAATGTTTTAAACGATAACATTGATTTCCTTACAGATTTGCAACACACTTTGGTTGCCGTACACCTTATTTATACAACATTTTAATTTTGACAGCCAACACGTAGAAATGTTGGCTTAGATACATAGTGTCAAAATTATTCGGATTTCATTACTTTTTCAATGTCATCTACTGTATTACTGATTAGGTAATTATTCATTACGTGTTCGTAAGCCGCATCAACACTACGATTTCTCCAGACTTTAAGTATTTCCACTAATTCATCTTCGGTATTATATGTTATACCATAGTTGGATAACATCTTAGCGGCAGCAATATTTCGAGAAATCCAAGGGGTTTTGTTTAACATAGATTCAATTAATACCAAACCAAAACCTTCGGCATCAGAATTCATGATATAACAGTCAGCATCAGCAATGGCGTCTTTTACATCTCTTGGATCTTCGACCATGAGTGGAATAACATTCTCAGAAGCATGAGGCATGATATTATGACGATTATCATATCCTGTTGTGACCAATACAGCATCGGTTAGTTCAGCCTTACGAAAAGCATCAGCGAGTTCAATCATTCTCTTATTTGGCCAGTAACCACCGCACGATAAAAACATTCTCTTATTTTTTGGTATACCAAATTTATCTTTAAAACGACCTTCAGTACCAAGACAATCTTTAAGTGAAATGCCATGAGTTACTTTACGTGCTTTGTGTTCAAGGCCAAATAATTTAACATGAGCCCAATCTTCTTGTGTTGAACATCCAATAAAATGAGCATCATGTAATCCTTGAATACAAACAGGACTCGTTGAAGGTTTAATTAAAAGATATAATACTTTACCAGGCAAGTTTCTTATATTTTGAAGAACAAAGTTTTGAACCCCAACATCACCACCATGAATAACAATCAAATCTGAACCAAGACACATCTGTGGATTACTCGATACATGAATACCATTAAAGTCTCCTTGATGGTCACCAGTAAATACAATAACATCATGGCCTCGTCTTTTAGATTCTTCTGCCATCTGCTGAACATAATATTCAGAACCACCAGGAAATGGTGCATAACGATGCACTACGAAACATATTCTCATTTTTTATACGCAATCATTTTAAGGACAGAACCTCTTGCTGGTTCTGGATTTCTTTCATCAGGATATCTTCTACAATCAATAAAACCATTTTTTGTTAATAACTTCGATAACGAATCTTCATCAAAACCATTCACATGACCCATACCAGGAATTTTATACTCATTGATATTATGAAATCCACCAAAAAGATATGACATAGCGTTTGCCCATGGATCATTTGATTGATTTAACCAATCAACATTGGCCATAGTGTCCCAATCATTTTTGACTATTCTCTCACATATCCAACGAACATCAGGAACAGTAACTTCTAAAACAGCACCTGGTTTTAATATACGATACACTTCTTTTAATACATTGTCAATATCAAATATGGAAATATGTTCAATCACATCACCCATATAGGCTTTAGTAAACATTTCACTTTCTAAAGGATAAGGTACTTTAGTCAAATCATGTAAGCAATTTATATTACCCCATTGGTGAACATCCATAAAAACTTGTGCATCTGGTTTAGGATGTGGACCGGAGCCGATATCAATAATCATATTTGGCCTCTTAAAGCTCTAGAAATACCATCATAGATATT